TTTAGCAAGAGAGACATCTCGTAAGACTATTCAAGAGGTTTCTAATCTTAAGACTACTAATGAGCAGACTACTGCGATTATTAAGAATCTTGGTGAGGAGTATCAGAATTTGGTTAAGCAAGGTTGGAACCTTGGTGAGATTGGCAACCAACTTCGTGCATCTGTTAAGTTGATGTCTGATCAATCTGATCAGATTGGTGCTTTAATGCGTTTGACTGATTGGGATTCTAAGTTGCGTGAGCAGCAAGGTAAGCTTACCGGTTTTGATGTTCAAGGTGCCCAGTCTATGGGCAATTTGGGTCGCTCTTTTAAGGAAGCTGGTCCTATGTTGGAATTGATTTTGCGAGCTTTGACTCGTCGATGACTTTTTTTTCTTCTTTATTTTTTTCTATTTTTATTTTTATTTGTATTTTTTCTTCAGTATTTTCTAAGTTTTATTTTCGTTTTTTTTGGTTTTTTCTTTATTTTTGTTTTTTTATTTTTTTATTTTGGAGTTTTTTTTATGTCTAACTCTGTTTTTGTTCGTAGTCCTTATAACTACGATATGTCTGCGGCTTCTTCTGAGTCCGCTTTGGTTTGTTTAGACCCTTCTTTGACTCAGCAGCAATTTGCTGTGGAGTCTGATATCAACACTATTGTTGATGTTTTTATGAAGACTGGTCATTTACCAGATCCAGTCTCTATGCCTCAGTATGTTGATTACGAAGGTGTTTTTGATTTTCAATCTGCTATGAACGTTGTTCGTTCAGCTGATGAGAACTTTATGCGTATGGATGCTAAAGTTCGTTCTCGTTTCCACAATTCTCCGCAGGAATTTTTGGAATTTTTTGCCGATCCTGCTAACACGGATGAGGCTATTCGTTTGGGACTTGCTGTACCCACAACGTCCGTTTCGGTCGCTTCTGCGATCGATTCGGCTCCGCCGTCTAAGGCGGAATCACTATAAATACAGTTCGCTACTTGATGTAACTGTATTTATTGACACCTTTTCATGTTTTCATGTATCATCGTTTTTATTGGAGAATTTTATGAAGCCTTTATCCAGGTCATCTGTGTCTAAATCAGCCTCTTCCGCGCAGTTTCGCGGTAATGTAGGGCGTACCAAGGGGGCTAACATTATGGCAGCCCCTATGCGTGGCGGAATTCGTTTATAAGCGTTTGTGTGTACCACGCAATGGCAACACCCTACTCACGGCCCCATCAAATGCGGGCAGTGCATAGAGTGTCGCTTGGCTTACTCGAGGGAGTGGGCGATTCGCATCACTCACGAACAGGCGATGCACGAGGTGTCTTGTATGCTCAACCTCACATATAGCCCAGAGCATTTTCCTGAGCACGGTCAGCTGTGGAAGGAAGATTTGCAACGTTTTTTTAAGCGGCTGCGTAAGGGCGGTTTTAATTTTAAGTATGTTGCTTCGGGAGAATACGGCGATGTTTCCAGACGTCCTCACTTTCATATTGCGTTGTTTGGCGTGGACTTTGGCGATGACCGCCGCGTTTTTGGTCGTAGTTCTAATGGTGAACGGACTTACATTTCTGATTCAGTTACTAAGCATTGGCGTTACGGTCAGCACTTAATTGGTAGCCTTAATTTTGAGAGCGCTGCCTATATCGCTAGGTATATTTTGAAGAAGGCTAAGGGTTCTCAGGTTTCACCACCTTTAGCTGTTTTGGATGATGGCGAGATTATTCGTCCTAATCCTGAATTTCTTTGTATGTCTAAGGGTATAGGTCGTTCCTGGTTCCGTGAGTATTTTATGTCGGATGTATTTCCGCATGCTGGTGTTATTACACAGCAAGGGTCTAGGGCTCCGGTCCCTAGGTTTTATAAATCACTTTTAAAGGAGTTGGGCGAGGATTTGAGCCTCGATATGTCGTTCCGTTCTTCTAGCCGGGCCGAGTTAGAGCGTGAGCGTCTTGATTTTGAGTTGCAGCCTCATCGTAAGGCTGCTCGTAATTTTGTATCTATCGCTGGAACATCCCGTTCTAAGCGTACTATTTAAGAGGTTTTTATGATTCAATTTATCGTTTCTGTTCAGGATCGTGCTTCTCAGACTTTTGCACGTCCTTTTGTTGTTCCACATCGCAATATTGCTATTCGTGACTTTACTGATGAGGTCAACCGTGTTGATCCTCAGAACCCTTTGAACAAGCATCCTGATGATTATGATTTGTATTTTTTAGGTGAGTTTGATGATTCCACTGGTAATATAGTTTGTGGTGATGCTTTTGTTCTTGTGCGTGGTAAGGACGCTCTTACTGTTTCTTAACCTCGGGGGCTGCGGCCCCCTCTTTTTTTGGAGTTTTTATGCATCGTAATGCTTCGGTCAATGCTCATAGTTTTGCTATGGTTCCTAAGTCTGATATACCGCGCTCTTCTTTTAATATGCAGAAGACGCTTAAGACTACTTTTGATTCTGGTTTTTTAGTTCCTATTTTGTGTGAGGAAGTTTTACCAGGTGATACTTTTAATGTTAAGGCTACTCTATTCGGTCGTCTCGCTACACCATTATTTCCTGCTTTGGATAATTTGCATCTTGACTCTTTTTTCTTTTTTGTTCCCAATCGTCTTGTTTGGAATAATTGGGTGAAGTTTATGGGTGAACAGGACAATCCTTCTGACTCTATTTCTTATACTATTCCTCAACAAGTTTCACCAGCTGGCGGTTATGCTGTTGGTTCATTGCAGGACTATTTAGGTTTACCTACTGTTGGTCAAGTAGGTGTTGCTAATACTGTTTCTCATAATGCACTTCCTGTGCGTGCTTATAATTTAATTTTTAATCAGTGGTTTCGAGATGAGAATTTACAGAATTCCGTTACCGTGGATAAGGGTGACGGACCGGACACGGCCCCCGCTACTAATTACACAATCCTTCGACGTGGCAAGCGTCATGATTATTTCACTGGCTCGTTGCCGTGGCCTCAGAAGGGTGGAACGGCAGTAACTCTTCCGTTAGGTACTTCTGCACCTGTTAAGACTTCTTTTGGTGCTGTTGTTACTGCTGCTGCTGTTTCTAATGCTACCGTTGGTGGACAGTTATTTTTGAACGGTACTTCTCTTGGTTCTGGTGCTATTTATGCGGATCTGTCTTCTGCTACTGCTGCAACTATTAATCAGTTGCGTCAATCTTTTCAGATTCAGAAGTTGTTGGAGCGCGATGCGCGGGGCGGTACTCGATATACTGAGATTATCCGCTCACATTTTGGTGTTGTTTCTCCTGATGCGCGTTTACAGCGTCCTGAGTATTTAGGCGGTGGTTCAACACCTATTAACATTACTCCTATTCCTCAGACTTCTGGAACTGCTGCTACTGGTACTCCTCTTGGTAATTTGGCTGCTTATGGTACTTATTTAGCCAATGGTCATGGTTTTTCTCAGTCATTTGTTGAACACGGTTATGTAATTGGTCTTATTTCTGTTCGCGCTGATTTGACTTATCAGCAAGGTCTTCGTAAACTGTGGTCACGTTCTACACGTTACGATTTTTATTTTCCTGTATTTGCTATGCTTGGCGAACAAGCTGTTTTGAATAAGGAGATTTATTGTGATGGCTCTTCTAACGATTCTTCGGTTTTTGGATATCAGGAGCGGTGGGCTGAGTACCGTTATAACCCTAGCCAGATCACCGGCTTGTTCAAATCCACATCGGCTGGTACTATCGATCCATGGCATTTCGCGCAGAAGTTTGCATCTTTGCCTACTCTTAACACTACTTTCATTCAAGACACGCCCCCATTGGCTCGTTCTCTCGCGGTGGGTGCATCGGCTAATGGACAGCAGCTTCTTTTGGATGCCTTCTTCGATATTCGTGCGGCCCGTCCGTTACCGCTCTATTCTGTTCCCGGATTGATTGACCATTTTTAATTATGGGCTTTTTATCAACCTTAGGTACCGCTGCTGGTACTCTTTTCGGGGGCCCCGTCGGTGGAACCGTCGGGGGTTTGATTGGTGGTGGATTGGAATATTCCAATGCACAGCAAGCTGCTTCTTATACCAATGATGCTAACATTCAGCAAGCTGAACGTAATCGTGATTTTCAGGCTAATCAAGCCGAGATTAATCGGGGTTTTCAGATTAGTCAAGCTCAGATGAACCGTGATTTTCAAGCGTCTCAGACTTCTACCGCTTATCAGCGGGCTGTTGCTGATATGAAAGCTGCTGGTTTAAATCCTATGCTTGCTTATTCTCAGGGTGGT